ACATGGTATCATAACCAAAGAGAAGATGATATTTGTTCCCTGGCATCTATAGAAAGAGAAGGAGTTACTGTTCCTGTATTTAAACCATCTGGTGAGAATCATGGTATGAGAACAGCACCATCTCAAAAACTTGAACCAGGCGTGTATCCAGAACATATGGTCTATCTTAAGTCAGCAGGCTTATGTGGCCAATCAGATTTAGTTGAAGTAGTCAATGGTAAAGTAAATATTATTGACTACAAGACTAATAAGGAAATTAAGACAAAAGGGTTTACTAATTGGGAAGGTATAACACAGATGATGTCACATCCTGTTAATAATCTTGAGGATTGTCATTTGAATCATTATGCACTCCAGCTCAGTATTTATATGTATATTATATTGAAGCACAATCCTAAACTTAAACCAGGTAAGATATTTGTGCATCATGTAACATTTGAAATAGAAGGTGAAGATAATTGGGGATATCCTATCAGTAAGAAAGATCATAACGGAAACCCAATTATAAAAGAAGTTATACCAATGTCATTACCATATCTTGTAGATGAAGTAATAGGGGTGCTACATTATATAAAAGAAAATCCAATTAAAAAGAAATATTAATGATTAATAAACTATTTGAAGTACAGAATAATGTAGTTATTCCTACAGAACACTGCTACACACTAAAAGCTCTTAAAGATATAATGGAGGAGTATCCGGATGATTACTTAAAAATATATCAGTATTTGTTCTACATGACATGTCCTAATCCGGATATGAATCCATTCTTCCATACACCAGATGTAGATAAGGAACCTTTGATAATGACACAAATAGATGGAGACTTCTCAACAGAAGATAATAGTATATTTATAGCACTTAAGTTTTGTCAAAGAATGTATGAAACCCCTACATCTAGAGCATATGATGGTATGAGAACAGCTCTAGATAGAATTGCAAGATATCTTTCCACTACTCAAATTACAGATGGTAAGGACGGTAATATAGGTCAGATAAGAGCTCTTGCAAAAGACTTTGATTCTATAAGACAATCCTTTAAAGGAGCATATAAAGACCTGCAAGAAGAACAATCAAGCAGAAGCCGTGGAGGAATTGGGCTAGCCTATGATTCTTAATCTTTTAACAACTAGATAGTTATGAATTATAAAAACATATATACCAAACTTATAATTAAAGCAAAATCAGAAATTAGAGTAAAATCTGATACTGTTTATTATGAAGCACACCATATAAAACCAAGATCATTTGGAGGTGAAGGTGATTGTAGAAATACTAATCATCCAAATATTGTTTTATTAACGCCAAAGGAACATTATATAGCTCATTTACTTCTTGTTAATATATACCCAAATTCTCCAGCAATGCATAAAGCACTATGGAATATGTGTAATGTAAAAAAAGATATAAGATATAAACCATCAGCTAAAACTTATTGCTCAATTAGAATGGAGTATATTAAAAATACTATTGGTTCTAATAATCATTTTTTTGGTAAAACTCACTCAGAGGAAAGTAAGTTAAAAATTAGTCTTAAAGCAAAAGGAAGACAAACTTTTTTAGGAAAAACTCATTCAGAAGAATCTAAATTAAAAATGAAAAAATCTCAAATGGGTAAAGTAATATCAGAAAAAACTAAAAATAAAATAATTCTTAGTACATCTGGAGGTAATCATTATAATGCTAAACCTATTATATGCATAAAAACAAATACTATGTTTGGTTCAGGTAAAGAATTATCAGAACATATTAATATACCTTTTAGTACTGTAAGAAGATATTTAAATGGTACTAGTAAGCCTCCTATTTGGTTTCATTATAAAAGAATAAATAACTAATGGAAATATTTGAAAACATACCAACTTGGGATAACGGAACTTGGACTATAACAGACTTTAGTTCCAGAGAAGAGTTATCTGATTTTGTATTTAGTATATTTAAAGAACCAGGTAAATATCACTTTGATGAAACAAGTAAACTATTTAATGCTGAGTCAACCAGATTTAGAAAAGATAAAATATACACAGCCACAATACCCCGATCTAAAGACTTTGTCACATACTGGGATGACCAAAAACTTAAGTGCAGAAGAGGAGTTATATTTAAGTCCGGAGAGAAGGCATGGTACATTACCAGAGACTATTATATGTGGCTTAACTTCTTGCCCATATTTGATAAAGAACAACAAGTATTTGACTTTGCTAAAATCAGGGATGCACAGTACCACATGGCCTTATATGAATTACTTGCTGAGCTCAACTACAAACATGTAGCTATTCTTAAGAAACGGCAGATAGCATCTTCTTATTATCATATGGCCAAGTTATTAAACCAGCAATGGTTTGAGCCAGGGGTTACATTAAAGATTGGAGCAAGTCTTAAAGATTATATCAATGAGAAAGGATCTTGGAAGTTCTTACAAGAATATGCTGCATTCTTAAATGAACATACCGCATGGTATAGACCTATGTCTCCAGACAAGGTTATGATGTGGCAACAAAAGATTCAAGTAAGGAAAGGAGATAGAAATACAGAAGTAGGTCTTAAAGGTACCATACAAGGTATGTCCTTTGAGAAAGATCCAACAAATGGTGTTGGGGGTCCAGTTAAATACTTCTTCCATGAGGAGGCAGGGATTGCGCCTAAGATGGATAAGACATATGAGTACATGAGACCAGCAATGAGATCTGGTTTAATTACTACTGGTTTATTTATTGCTGCAGGATCTGTAGGGGATTTATCACAATGTAATCCACTAAGAGATATGATACTTAATCCTATGTCAAAAGATATATATGCTGTAGAAACTAATCTACTTGATGATAAAGGTACAGAAGGCATGTCAGGTTTGTTTATTCCTGAGCAATGGTCTATGCCACCATATATAGATAAGTATGGTAATTCACTTGTAGAAGAATCATTAAAGGCACTTGATGATCAGTTTGAAAAATGGAAGAAAGAACTAGGTCCTGAAGATTATCAGTTAAGGATATCTCAGCATCCTAGAAATATTAAAGAAGCATTTGATCATAGATCAGTGTCTGTATTCCCTTCACATCTTGTGGCCGCACAGGAGAGAAGAATAGAAGAGAAAGAATATGCTTATGAGTTCTTAGATATATCATCTGATGCAAATGGGAAACCTGTTGTTATGCCAACAAACAAGAGACCAATAATGGAATTTCCAGTTCCTAAGAAAATGGAAGATAAGACAGGTGTACTTGTAGTATGGGAAAGACCAATTAAAGATCCTCAATTTAGAGATTACTATGCTTCTATTGACCCCGTATCTGAGGGAAAGACAACTACCTCAGACTCCCTATGTTCCATATATATAATGAAAGCTCCGGTTCAAGTAAGTAAGGTTACAGGTACTGAAACAGAAACATATATAGAACAGGATAAAATAGTAGCTGCATGGTGTGGTAGATTTGATGATATAAACAAAACTCACCAGAGACTAGAGTTAATAATAGAATGGTATAATGCATGGACAGTAATAGAGAATAACATCTCACTATTCATTCAGTATATGATATCAAGAAAGAAACAAAAATACTTAGTACCTAAGAGTCAGATTATGTTCTTAAAAGATCTTGGTTCAAACAGTAATGTATTCCAAGAGTATGGTTGGAAAAATACGGGAACCTTATTTAAAGCACATTTACTTAGTTATGCTATTGAGTATACTAGAGAAGAGTTGGATGTAGAGACTAAAGCAGATGGTACCATAGTAAGAACTAAATACGGTATAGAAAGGATTCCAGATCCAATGTTACTCAAAGAAATGAGAGAATATGCAGATGGAGTCAATGTAGATAGGTTAGTTTCTTTCTGTGCAATGGTTGCTTTCATGAGAATACAACAAGCAAATATAGGTTATGGTAAAAGAGTTATCATGGATGATGCAGCCAAAAACTTGCAAAAGTCAGAAAATTTGTTTAAATTAAACAGTAGTCCATTTAGACATATGGGAAAAATACATTATAAGGGAGGACAGGAAATTAAAAGATCTCCATTTAAAAATATTAAATAGAAATTATGCAAGTTATAAATGCTTTACAAGCTAAAAAAGGAGCTAAGACATCTCATAATAGAATGGGGAGTATTACTCAACCCTTACAGTTTCTTTCAAAAAAAGATAAAGATGATGAGTGGGCTGCTTGGAATTTAGACTGGTTAGAATGGCAAGGACTTAAACAGATACGCAGAAATGCTAGAAGGTTAATGAAAAACTATAAGCTAGCAAAAGGTATTATTGATAAGTCAGATTACATTGTTGAGGAAAATAATGAGATGAGAGAGATAGTTGATATCTTAACCAAAGAAGATTTTTCAGCACTTGAGCTTAAGTTCTATCCTATTATACCAAATGTTATTAATGTTCTAGTAGCTGAGTTTGCTAAGAGATCAACTAAACTAACATATAGAGCAATTGATGAGTTCTCCTACAATGATATGATGGAGCAGAAAAGAGCTATGGTTGAACAAACTTTAATGGCTGATGCATCAACTAAAATTATTGCTTCAATGCTTGAGCAAGGATTAGATCCTAACTCAGAAGAAGCAGCACAACAGTTAAGTCCAGAAAACCTTAAGTCTTTACCGGAGATAGAATCTTTTTTCAAAAAAGATTATAGATCAATGGTAGAACAGTGGGCTGATCACCAACATAAAGTGGATACAGAAAGGTTTAGAATGGATGAGCTAGAGGAAAGAGGTTTCCGTGATATGCTTATTACAGATAGAGAGTTCTGGCATTTTCATATGATGGAGGATGATTATGAAGTAGAACTTTGGAATCCACCATTAACATTTTACCATAAGTCACCAGATACAAGATACATATCACAATCACAATGGGTTGGAAAAACTGATATGTATACTGTTGCTGATGTTATTGATAAGTATGGTCACATGATGTCTCAAGAACAACTTGAAGCATTAGAAGCTGTATATCCAATTAGATCTGCTGGTTATGCAATTGGAGGTTTACAAAATGATGGTTCTTTTTATGATGGAACAAAAACTCATGAGTGGAATACAAATATGCCTTCATTAGCTTACAGACAATATACTACTATGATGGCAGGATCTGTTTATGATGGTGGTGATATTATAAATCAAATTCTATCAGAAGGTGAAGATTATTATGATAATGGTACTGCATATTTGTTAAGAGTAAGTCATGCATACTGGAAGTCACAAAAGAAAATTGGACACTTAACTAAAATTACTGAAAGTGGTGAAGTATTAAATGAGATAATATCAGAAGAATATAAAGTAACTGATAAACCTGTCTATGATACTAGACTATTTAAAAATAAAAATAAAGAGAATCTATTATTTGGAGAACATATAGATTGGATCTGGATTAATGAAGTATGGGGTGGTGTAAAAATTGGACCAAACATTCCTTCTTTCTGGGGTATGAATAATCCTGGTGGTTTCTCACCACTTTATTTAGGTATAAATAAAAATCACATTGGACCTCTTAAGTTTCAGTTTAAAGGAGATGCAACATTATATGGTTGTAAGCTTCCTGTAGAAGGTGCTGTGTTCTCTGATAGAAATACTAAGTCTACTGCCTTACTTGACTTAATGAAGCCATACCAGATAGGATATAACATTGTCAACAATCAGATAGCTGATATCTTAGTTGATGAACTTGGTACTGTTATTATGTTAGATCAAAACTCTTTACCAAGACATTCATTAGGAGAAGATTGGGGGAAAGGTAATTTAGCTAAGGCATATGTGGCAATGAAGAATTTTCAGATGTTACCTTTAGATACATCAATAACCAATACTGAGAATGCATTAAACTTTAATCATTTCCAGAAACTTGATCTATCACAAACAGAAAGGTTAATGTCAAGGATACAGTTGGCTACTTATTTCAAGCAACAAGCTTATGAGGTAATTGGAGTTAATCCACAAAGGATGGGGCAACAAATAGCACAAATGACTGCTACTGGAGTTGAACAAGCTGCAGCTGCTTCTTATGCACAAACAGAAATGTATTTTATCCAGCATTGTGATTACTTAATGCCTAGAGTACATCAAATGAGAACTGACTTAGCACAATACTATCATTCTACTAAACCTTCTGCAAGATTAACATATGTCACTTCTGCTGATGAAAAAGTAAATTTTGAAGTTAATGGTACTGAGTTACTATTAAGAGATCTTAATATTTTCTGTACAACTACTGCAAATCACAGAGCTGTACTAGAACAACTTAAACAGATGGCCATGCAGAATAATACTGCAGGTGCTTCTATCTATGACTTAGGTAAGATAGTACAATCTGATTCAGTTGCTAGTCTTAATACTGTACTTAAAACCTCTGAACAAAAACAAGAGGCTCTTAAACAACAAGAAATGCAACAGCAACAACAAATGCAACAAGAGCAATTACAGTCTCAAGAAAAACAAAAAACAATGGAGATTGAAGCTGCAGATATGAGAGATGAGAAAAACAGACAGAGAGATATATTAGTTGCTGAAATTAGAGCTGCTGGTATGGGAGCAATGGTCGATGTTAATCAAAATCAACAATCTGACTTTACAGATGCAATGAAAGACATAAGAGCAACAGAACAATATAAAGAGCAGACAGATTTACAAAGAGAAAAGGAAGTAAATAGAATCAATAATGATAACCAAAAGAATCAAATTGAAAGGGAAAAGCTTCAGACTCAAAAAGAAATAGCTGACAAACAATTACAAATAGCACAAGAAAACAAGAATAAATATGATGTGAAGAAAGGTAAATCATAGCCCTTAGCTATATAATGCCAAAAATTATTATACATGTTTTAAATTTTTAAAATTTATTTTGTATATTATATTATAACAAAAAACCAACAACAAAATGAGTGAAGAAACAAAAGACCTTAATGAGGTCATAGACTCTACAACGGTAGAGCAGGTAGATGTAAATATTGATGATCTTTTTGGAATGCCAGGTGCAGAGAATGTAATGCTTCCAGAAGATGACAAACCTAAGACTATGTTTTCAAAAGAAAATGTAGATACTACGTTCCTTGACAACTCACCTGCTAGTCCCAAAGAAAGGGAAGAAGCAGCTGAAAAGAAAGCAGAAGTTGAAGAAACTATTGCAGAACTTGATGGCTTAATTGCACAAGAAGAAGAAGCTGGCAACAAAGGAAGACCAAAGGTTGATAAATCTGGTCTTTATGAGTTAGCTCAGAAGATGATTGAAGATGGTGAGCTAATGGGGTTTGATGATGAAAAACCATTAGAAGAATACACCACTAAAGATTTTAGAGAATTGTTTGAAGCTAATTTTAATGAAAGAGAAGCTAAGGTAAGAGACAATGTTCCAAAAGAATTCTTTCAATCATTACCAGAAGAACTTCAAATTGCAGCTAAGTATGTAGCTGATGGTGGACAAGATCTTAAAGGATTATTTAGAACACTAGCACAAGTTGAAGAAATGTTTGAGCTTGATCCAAATAATGAATATGATCAAGCAGAGATAGCAAGACAGTATCTTCATGCAACTCAGTTTGGCACACCAGAAGAAATTGAATCTGAAATTCAAGACTGGTCTGATATGAATAAGTTAGGTCAAAAAGCTAATCAGTTTAAACCTAAGTTAGATAGAATGCAAGAAGA